AAACTTTCTTGCATTATCATAGCATGTGAGAGTGATAACGGAGCTGTTCTGATAAGGAGCGTCAACTACTGTCATAGTACAGATCCGAATCTTCTCCAACTGCGTCTCAGAAATCTGCATTCCCAGATAGCACACGGCCTCTGCACCCTCAAAATTATATTCAGTATAATCGTCATACATATTATTGATGTTGATCACACACTGGTTTACGATTACCGAACCGATTTCAAATTCACTCTCACCAGAAACAGCATCTTCAAATTGAAATCCATTGTTCCACAATTCATGGTTGGTCAGATGCAGAACCGTCCCATCCTTAAGTGTGAGGTCTATGAAACGCAGAACCTGCCCCGGATGCTCCGCCTGCAGCTCTTTAAACTTTTCTGATAATGTCCGCATGTTTTCCTACCTTTCTATGACCTCAAAATTTAATGTCGAATACCGTTCGCGGCCTTTCGCCCACCATTTCACATCCGCTTCCATATCGCCGGTATAAAACCGCCGCGTCATGTCCTTTCCATCCAATGGATCCCAATATGTAACATTCACATACTCCGGTTCGAACGCCACCAGAATCTCATGGATTTCCGCTTTTGACAGGCAGACCCAGCCAAGAGACAAGGTGCGCTTTTCGCCCACCTTGTTCTTGTGCATCTGCGTATCATCCGTTCTTCCCGCGTCGCTTGCACTGATATCACTCTTTTTCCACTTGAAGGATGCCGGGCACTTGAATGTTTTCCCGTCAACACTAATCATATCATCCATGTACCCGCCTCCTAAATCGTCTCAATTACATAATATCTTCCATCGTGTTTCTCTTTGCCTTTCCGAACGACCTTATACAGGGTTTCCGAATCGGCTTTGATCGTCAGCTCAAGGGTAACATCCTTGTTTGCATCCGATTTCTGCTCAAAAATACCGCCTGCCTGGAATGCATCCAGCATAGCTTCAAATACAGCACCTTTGATGCCCTCTGTGATCTGATCGTTATTGGCAACCGCATTTCTGCTGCCCATCCGTCCTACAAGCTCCGGGCCGGACTCGCGTGCCATGAAGAACTCGCCCGTCTGCGGGAAGCCGCCGGATGCGTATCCGTGGCCCTGGTATGCTCTTCCAAGACTTCCGTACCGGCTTACTGCATACCGGATGGAAGCAATCATGTTACTGAGCGGATCCCAGATATTCTGATTGTAGGGTGCCATTGCATATGCGCGGAAGGTCGGATCTATTACCTGCATCAGACCCTTGGATGGGGTACCGCGTTTTGCGTTGCTGTCCCACAGGTTGATGGCATTCGGGTTGCCCGATGATTCGGTCTGCATCTGGTACAGCAGGCTGTTCAGGTTTGCCGCCGAATACTGACCGGTCAGCTGCAGTGCCTTAATGGCAAGTGACCGCCACTGCTCCACGCCCTTGCTGGCAACATAATTTACTTTTGGTGTAGATTCGCTGAAAAGATTCTTGACGAAATCTGTGATGCTGCCCTTGACCTGAGAGATAACACCTTTGGCGATGCTGAGTCCCGGTTCCGCAGCATTTCCAACGTCTGCAAACTTTTTAATCGCCAGATCCACCAACTTCGAAGGGTGAGATACGTAGCTCCATACATCTGAAATGGTCTCTTTGATCTTGCTTCCGATACCGGTTTTAAAGTGCGGCATCATGCTCAGATACTGCTGTGTCTGCTTCGCCGGTACGATCTGCGTGCCTTTTTCCATCATCAGCGGAACATTCCTGCCCTGCGGCACAAAAGCGCTGCCATCGGGACGGATAACCATCTCTCGATAGATTCCTCCCGGCTGATCATTGACCACTCCAAGCGTATCCGCCTGCAGGCCTTCGGATCCCTGTGCAAATTTCGGTACCTGCCACTTCGCGAACGACTTGCTGCTGCCGACTTTACCGAGAATCCAGTTGACGCCGCTGATCACGCCGTTGACCGCGCTGCCGATCGGAGAAATGATGGCATTTGCCACGCCGGACATTGTGCTCTTCAGGGAATTTTTCAAATTTCGGAAACAGCCGAGGATATTGTCACTGATCGTTCCAAACGCTTTCGACGCATTGCTCTTCAAATCTGACCAAGTATTTTTCAAACTGCTGCCGATCTGAGACCAAGTGGAAGTCGTATTTCCGTGCAGATTTGACCACTTTTGAGCCACTGTACTGCGGATATTCTCGAATTTTGACGACGCATCCGAGCGGATCCCAGACCATTTCTGGGCAAGGCTGGTCTTCGTGTTATTCCAGCTTGTCTCCGTGTTCTGACGTACAGAAAACCATTTATCTGAAATTTTGGAACGGATTTCCTCAAATTTTGTTTTGGCATCATCGCGGAGATTCGCCATTTTCTTCGACGTATCATCGTTGATCTGCGTCCACTTTTTCGTGGTGTCTGTCTGGACTTCACTCCACTTTTTACTGATGGCATCTTTAATTTCCGAAAATTTCTGCTTGATATCGGAGATCTTATCCGTGATTCCGTTCAGCATGCCTTCAATGAGATATTTTCCCATTTCCGCCATGACTGTGGACGGGCTGTGTATTCCGAATGCATTTCGAAAACCTTTCATGAATGGATCGCAAATGTTTTTCTTGATCCAAACTGCAACGTTCATAATGGCATCCAGAATGCCTTTCAGAACGCCTTTCCAAAGGCTGCCGCCACATTCTTCGGCTTTCTTTTGGAAATATTTTTTTGCATCCTTGATCGCATCGCCGATCAAGCCTCCGATCAGTGCGCCAAGAGCTCCAGCAGCGGCTCCGAAACCGCGCACAAGTTCATTTACAATGCCGGTCCAGTCAATCGATACAACAAAAGTTCTTATCGACTCTCCGAGTTTCCGCCAATCCGTCTGCTCCAGAAATGTCGAAATTGTATCAAGAAGACCTTTCGCAAGATCGCCAATCCGTGCTCCGTTGCCTGCCCAGTCAAAATCTGCAATAGTCTGGTTTACACCAGCCGCAAGATTTTTTCCAAAGTCAGACCATTTAAAGGTTCTGGCGGATTCTCCGATGGTGGTAAAGATTGCATTCCACTTCTGCGCATACAGATGACCGATTCCCGGCCAGTCTATCGTGTCAACTGCTCCATTCAGCCCATCACCGATAAATTTTCCGACCGAATCCCATCTGGTATTGTCCAGAAAAGCATTGATGCCTCCAACACCGGTGTTGACTGCCCCAGCAATCGTTTTTCCGATGTTGGTGCCAAGATCTGGCACTTCAACGAAACCACTGATAAAGGTACCAATGGACTTACCAACTTTCTGTGCTGTCTCCTGAATCGGTCCCCACGAGATCTGATTCAGCGCATCATTCAGCTTTGTACCGAAAATCTGTCCGATCTCCGTGAAATCTGCATTTTTCCATGCATCCTTCAGCTTTTTTGCAAAATCGCTTACTTTGCTGTTGATCGGAACGGACTCGAACATGTCCGCCGGTGTTAAACCACCTCCTGTACTGGTGTCTGCGGTATCATCACCGTCGGAGTTATCGTTCAGCTTGTTGATCTGATCGAAGCCGAACAGTGTGTTCTGTAGTTTTTTATTTTCTTTGTTGGCTTTCTTCGCACTGTCTGCGTTGGAATTTAAACTCTTGGCATAGTCCTGATTGACCCTCTTAGCCGCTACAAAGCCGGACTGACCGGTCAGCGACGCAAAGAGCTGCCCCAGCGCCGTTACGGCCTCGGTTACCTTCTGAACCAAAAGATTCAGCATTGGAGCTGCTACGTTCAGAATCGGCGCAAAGGCTGTTGCCAGCGCATTTTTCAGCCGTGTCAAAGACGACATCAGCATAGAAAGACTGCCGTTGGTATTGTCGCTGTACTGCGCCAGATTGTTCATGCCCTCTGTCAGGACACTGCGCAGACGATTGACCAGTGCGAAGAGGGAACGAATCCCCAGTCCGTACATCAGTAGTCCCTTCGGACCGCCCTGAAATCCGCCAGCTGTATTTCTGGCTCCTCTGCCAAGACTTAAAAGCCCTTTTGCAAACCGCCCGGCGGCAGAAATGCCATTACTGAAACGATGGATCAGAGACGCGGCTGCACCGGAACATTTCTTAATCGCTGTCGTTGCAAGCTTTGCGCCGGATGTTACGCCTTTGAAAAGTTTTGTAATGCCGCCCCATCCAGCCGATGCAACTTTTCCGACCTTTGTTTGGCTGAGCGATTCTTTTATTTCTTTCATAACTGCCTTCACACTGGCCAGTTTACCACCCGTTCCCATTTCAATATCCTCTCCTGAGGATTCCATATTTCTTCCCATGGTCTGGTATTTACGCAACTCGTCCCGTGCTTTTGCAATCTCTTTCTGATTCTTGATCCATGCATCCGAACCTCGCTCTACGCCATCTGCCCGAAGTTCCACCATCTGATCTTCATATTTTTTGATTTTTTCAGACGCCCGCTCCATTTGCTCTGAAAGCTTTTCCGCCTCTTTTGTTGGCTGCCAGTCTTTTCCGGAGTTTTTCATTTCATCCATCTTTGCTTTCAAATCTTCCAGGCGACCTTTACTTTCAGCCAGATCTTTTCTAATATTTCCAACCGTTCCATCATCATGCATATAACGCATTGTCGAACGATCTTTCAAACGTTTATCAAACTCTTTCTGCAGTTCTTCCACCTTCTGCAATTCGGCCTGATACTCGGTTTCCATATTAGAAAAATCAGGAGCCGGTACTGCAGCTTTACCAGTGTCTTTCAGCTCCTGCATTTTACTTTCCAGCTTTACCAGTTCTTCCTGCGCTTTTTCTGCAGATTTTCTGAGATCACGATATTGTTCAGAATCACCTTCTGATTTTCCAAGCTGCTGCAAGGCTTTTTCTTCCTGGTACAGCTCATTGAGTTTTCCTTGAAGTTTTTCGATACTTTCCTGAGTTTTTGCATATTCGTCGGTATACACTTTGACGCCTGCGGCGACCTGTGCCTCTTTTACATAATTTTTTATAGACGCATTCATGGCCTTGATATTTGGAATTGCATATCGAATGGAATGTGCAACCAATTTTCCAGTATTCTTCCACATGTCCATGCTGGAAGACTGCTTTTTCAAGCGTTCCGTTTCTTTGGACATGCTATCAACAGCTCTTTTGGTCTCTGAGTCAGCTCTTTTAAGCTCTTTGACATATTCATCTGCCTGTGCTTCGAGTTTAACCTGCAATTTTGCAAGATCTTCTGCCATCGTTTTCACCTCCTTCCTCAATTCTCAAAAAGAGAGACGGTATCAGTTCTCCTCTGTCTGATGCCGTCTCTGGTTGTATCTCGCGGCATCTTCCCGCCGCTTTTCGTAGTACTCTTTCAGTTTTTTCTGTTCGAATGCCTGTTTTTCTTCCTCGAACAGTGTAGGATAATACTCCCATGGCTCCGGAAGCGGATCGCCTTTCTGCAGTGAGACATACCGCGCGGTCACTTCCGCCTGCAGGAAGGACAGCCCTACCTGCCGCTTGAATTTCCGGCGTTCCCTCCGATGGTAACTCGCCATCAGATCCGCGATCTCCAGCGGTGACAGCTCCCAGAAGAGCGCCGGGCGGATGCCGCAGTCCAGCGCCTGTTCATACAGTTCATCCAGATCATCGGAGACAAGCGTTACATCATTTCTCCTGCTGCTTCCAGATTCTTCATGAGGTCGTCCGCCTGATCCTGCGGGAAAAAACCAGAAACCACCATTGTCGGCATAATGATCTGAGAATAGAAAGTGATCTGATCGCCACCGTCCTCAGTCCATTTGTCATACATTTTCCGAACATACTCGTATTTCAGTTTGTGCGTCCATGGGGTCGCTGCCGCCTGCACTACAGTAAGCATGACAGACAGCGGCGGGATATCACCGCCAGCAACCAGATTCATGACATTCATTTTGTATTTATTTTCCAGAGTCTCGATCATTCTGGTATTCAGCTTCAGACTCAGTTTTCTGTCCCCTACTTTCCAGTAGTGAAACGGCCGTCTTTTCGGCTTTTTCTCTTCGATGTTTGTAATTTTATCGGATTTTTCTTTCTCCTCTACACCGATTTCTTCATCGATGCCGCCAGTAAATTCGCTCATTTATGTACCCTCTCTTTCTTCCTTTCTTTACGCTGGATCCGTCCAGGTAAGATCACTCTGCACCAGCATAGTCAGCTCAAACTCGACCACACCATTGACACCGCCACCAGTACGTTTTACGGAAACCTCCGCGCTGAAGCTGCACTTTGTACCGTCTGCTGCCGTTTCCTGGAAATCCAGCAGATCCTTGTTCTCCTGCGCAGTTCTCATGAGCCGATACGGAGATGTAGCTTTTGTATTGTCGTATTTGAACTTATAAGTCATTTCCGGCAGATCGCCGATTCCCTGCTCATATACTTTGTGAGTATCTGTCAGGCAGGTGTTGTCCACCTTCTCGGCCTCCACTCCAATCTCCGGAATCTCTTTCAGACCTGGAAGATCTGTGTAGACACTTTCTGCCGCACCATGTTTCTTGTATCCTAATTTTGCACCATTTGCTAACATATTTGCTCCTTTCCTAAGCCGGCCAGAATACCTGCTCCGACTCCATATCGATAATTCCTTCGTAACGCATCACCTTGTGCTTCATACCGGATGGATCCGGCGTATCCTGACAGAGGATGCGCACAAGACCGAGCTTCGACAGCGCCGCATCTACCTGCATGGCAGCTTCGGAAGTAGACCTGTTGTTCCAGATGTCAACCCGGTACCGAACGTAGGATTTCTCTTCCTTGTCCGTGCGCTCGTAGACCTTGTTATCCTCTTCTGTGTACTGCACCGCAGGCAGTGCCGCCCAGTCCTTCGGGTACTGGTCCGTTACATTCTCAAATACGGCATCCAGCGCCGCATATACCTGATCTTTTACATTCTTCAAAACTGTTTTCTCAGCTCCTCTCGTATCACCTGCTCAATCTGTTTCTCATTGTTCTTCAGTGCTGGATATAGAAAAGGCTGCGCAGGCTGGCCGGTACACTGATAAAATCGCCCTTCCGGTGTGTCAATGTAAAACCAGCCATATTTTTCCGCGGTTGCCCGATCCACCTCATTCGGGCCGCTGCCTTCGTGGATCCACCAGGGTGATTGTGTATAAACCGGCGTTGTGTCCGGTGAAATTCCTTCGTGGTTCTCCTGGCCTTTCGGACCGGTGCCAAATTCCACATATGGACCATATTTCTTATCTGTATAACAGATGCCGGTTACATTCCGGCCTTCTGTCTCTACCACGGTGAAAATACTTCCCCGCAGTTCGCCGTGATCCACCGGACATTCCGCCCGCGCCGCAGACTGTACCAGCTTGATTCCCTTCGAAATCGCTTTGCTAATCTCAAGCTCCGAGGCATTTTTCAGCATCTCTGTTACATCTTTCGTTCCAAGAATCATAACTTTTCCACCTCCAGTGTCAGATAGCGATGGGGGTAGATGGCAATTACCTTGTAATCCGGCTGATCCCCGTTGATGCAGATACCGTCATTCACGGAAATTGTCGGTCCGTCTGCCACTGTATACGAAAGTTTTTCGTTCTTCCCGGAATTCTCCGTGTATGTCCCGTCAATCCGAAGATTGCGGATATTCGGCAGGCGTATTCCATACATTTCGCTCTGGATCCGCCCGCCGGCAGCCCACATTTCCGCTTGGAAGGGAACGGCAGAACCATATTCGATGTAGGTTCCGCCCTCGTTATCCTTTTTTTGCTCAAGATGACAGTGCTTCAGCTCCACCAGTCTGTTTCTTTTCAGCCTCAAACGTTTTCCCTCCTACTCTTGCCAGCCGATACCGGTTCAGCACATCGTAGATCTGCTTTGGCGCGTCGTTGAAAGTGTAGCTTTCTCCGGATCCGGTGCGCGCCGCCTCTCCCTCGGTTCCCATCCGGTTCAGGGCGATGACTGCCAGATCCCGGACTGCCTTATCCAGGCCGGAAACGAGGTGGGTACGGTTCGTATAGGATAAAACGAAAGCCTCCGCATCCTCTAAGAGGATCTGCAGAAGCCCTTCGTCTTTCTCACCGGTCATTTTCTTCAGCTTTTCCAGTTCGGTCATTTCAGACCACATCCTTCAGGACTTCCTG